ACCATCATCCGGGCGGCCAGATCGGTCAGGCGTTGGTTGTGCTTGCGGTGGTCAGTCATGGTGCTAGCCCACCCGGTATGTGGTTGGTTCTGGGGGCGGTGCTTGCGGCTTGCCAGTATCTTGGATTTTGCGTTCGTATTCACCGCACCACTTATCGGAGCCCGTGCTGGGCCAGATTCCTATCTTGCGATTGTACGTCGTGCCGTCCTTCTGTACCCGCGCCGTATCGGGTATCGCCTCTTCGATGGTCGGGGCTGTCTTTCGACACTCCTCTTGGCGCCAGAATTTGCAGTTGTCGCACGATTCATCGATGACGTAATTACTCATCCCACCTTCTCCCTCTCAAACCGATCCAGCGCCGCCTTGTATTCCGGCCCAAGATCCTCATCCGGTAAGCCGGCCGTCAAGCTCGGGTCAAGCATCGGGCTCGACCAGCACCTACAGTTCGGCCCCGCTGGGAACCGCGGCAACGGCTCACCGTCCCGAGCCACGAACCCACCCGACGCCGACGACCGGAAGAACTTCTTTTTCTCCCACCGCTTGTGCGGGTCGGCACTGGTGGCACCTCGTACCTTGGAATCGTTCGCCGTGAAGGTCTCGATGCCGACGATCATGTCCCCGGCCTCTTTCCACGACTCACGAAGCATATCCTCGGAGACCCGCGCCGTCTCAGTCCGAGCGATCCGCACAGCCTTGAATCGGACATTGCCCACCAAGTGCTCGATCTCGCCGCTGAGGCTCTGCCAGGCCGCCGATACGTCCACATTGGTCGATAGGTACCGCCCGATACTGTCGCGTAGCTCGGACAGTTCTGGCGTAATCACCGTCTTGATACGGCTCATGGCGTCCAGGCCATCGGGCCAATACGTGTCCTCCAGGATCGCGTTTAGTTCCTCGGGCGTCGGGCTGCCGAACTCCAATTCCCGTATCACGGCCCTGGTCTGCTCGGCCGTCAGTTCGCCGGATAGGATCCGCTGGAATGCGTCGTCCTGCGAGATATCGGGGGTGAACTCGAGCAAGCTCGAGCCGGCAGTCGATTCTGTCGACAGCAGCGAATGCACCGGAAGCACCCTACGCAACCACGCCGGTATAGGCACAGCCCGGACGAATCGCGTGGTAGCCGAGTCCCACGACCAGAGGGCCGAATCGCCCAGCAGCTTACGCATCGTCGACGCCCCCTCTTCCGGGGCAGCAAATAGAATCTTGTCCGTAAGCAGCCTGACACGCTCTGTATTGCGTACTTGCGGCCCGAGCACTCCGAACAGGTCTCGGCCGATCCGGTTAGCCCAGCGGGCCATAGCGAGCGAATTCGACACAATCTCGCGGTCTCGGCCACGGTTGTGCGAGCGGTTGAATGTTTCGAGCTTTTCGGTGGGGGTGGTCATGGTTTCCGGACGAAGCAGAAAATGATAACGCATACGACAACGCTAGATACAACGGACACTACGAATACAGTCGACTCACTCATCCCTCTTCCTCCTCGTCGATAGCTCGTATCTCCCCTGCGATGGCCTGAAGTTTCGCCGACGCCTCGCAATGCCACTCCTTGCTGCGCCCAGCGCCAGATGCCACCGCCCGTGCGATGTTGTCTATCCTGTCGGCTCGGCCCTCAGTAATCGGCGTTACGTTACTCATCGTCTTCCTCCCCACCTTGCCCGCTTGGTGGTTGCTGTTGCGTATTCCCCTGCCCCATTATAGCCGAAAGGTCCATATCGCCAAACGGGTCCATTTTCTCCCGCTGTGCGTCGATCTTCTCGGTCTCACTCTCAGGGTCGAGATTGTTGCGGATCTGCATCGTCTCAATGGACATAACCTTGTTGTTCAACAGGATCTCATCCGCCTGCGTTTCCTGTAGCCGGTCGCGCGATGCCACGTTCGGCGGCGTGACGTCCACTTCCATCCGCTCGCGGTTCTCCAGCGATAGCTCGCCTGACTCGACAGCCAGGTCAAGCACCCGGTCCATGACCTCCTTATCTTCCTCGATCATCGTGGCCTGTAGCCGCTCAATCATCTTCACCGCCGGCCCCTCAGACACCAGCGTGCTGCTGTAGTTCGCGTTGCTCGCATCACTGGTGAACATGAATTCCGGCATCACCACACGGCTGGCCACGGCACGCAATTCGGCCTGTACGACGACAACGAACTTCGAGGCGTCAATGCCAGTGGCCGGGAATTCGTATTCTGTCGTGCTGGGGGCGTCCAGGATCGTACCGGGCGGATAGTTGCGGTGATAGGTCGTCGGCTGATTGCCGTGGGCCACCGAGAAGTTTGCTTGACCCTGCGTCCATGCGGTGGCCGTATCGCTGGTGATTCCCGCCTGCTTGCGGATCATCGCAATCGCTGCCTGGATGCTCGCCACAACGCCCATGTTTCGCAGAAGCTTCTCGACGCGGACAAGGTTCTTACGCACCGGATAGAACAACGGCACGCCCCGTTTGACCGTCATATCGACGTTGGCTTTGCGGTGCTGGATGTTTTTGGCGTCTACTGGCGTGCCGTCGATCCAGTAGGCTCGGACGGTTTCTACGTCATCCGCATCCGTAATGATGCCGAGGGTCTCATTCGCTTCCTGGCGTTCTGGTGGCGTGACAACCTGCCCCGGCTCGACGAATCGCACCAGCACCGTGCCCTCGATCGGCTCATCCTCATCGGTCGCCGGCCCCTGCGGGAAGAACCGAAGGAAGCATTCCCCGTCCCGGTCCTTCCGAAGCTGAATCTCTTGCTGTCGACGCTGCCACTTATTCTCTTTGGTGAATCGGTCAATGGCCGCTTGTGCGTCCTTCAGGGCCTCCTCGGGCACCTCCTCGTCCGGCTTGCTGATGACCTCGTAATTGTGGCCGCTACCGATGATGTAGTTGATCCGGTTCTCGTGCCCGCCGATGGCGAATTCGTTGGTCATGGCCAGTTGCCGGCCAGACTTGCGCATGTCATTCAGGGCACCGGGCGTATCCATTGCCCATGAACAGCAGCTTGCGTTGGTATCGAGCTTGGCCCATAGATCGCCGTCAGGCCCCATGCACGCCTCGTTAGGGTCAACGAATGTGTCGCTGATATCTGCGAACGCTTCTAGTAGCGACGTCTCGGCCTTGACGCGGCGGGATTCCAGTTTGGCCAGCATAGCCTGGTAGGCTGGATCGACGGACACCGGCTGGCTGGCACTGACGCCTTCCAAAATGATTCCGTCTATGGTCGATACGCTTTGTGATTCGTACATTATCCGATTCTCCCGACGACTTCAGGCCGTCCGCCGACGACTCGGTCCCGTAGTGTCTTGATTGCCAGAGCCAGGCCGTCTGGGCCGTCGTCGTGGTCTGCGTTTGGAAACGACCTCATTTGGTCGAACAGTAGCTGTGTGTGTGGCGAGCCCTTGCGTAGCCTTAGCTTGTCGCGTGCCAGTAGCGGCGTGATCTCGCGTTCTATGCGGATTTCCTTATTGCCGACCGCAATGTCCGGGAAGCACACGCAATCGAATAGGCCGAGTTCTTTCGTCTTCTCGGTCAGCATCCCGCCCAGTAGATCCTGGAAGCCGTTGGCCTCACAGCAGAACGCATTGGGCTTGTAGACATTCCACCACGTCAGTGCGATCTCGACAAGCTCGGGCGGCGGAACGCGAATCAACCGCGCGTCGGCGTATACGAGCCCGTCAAGGAGCCCTACGAACACAATGGCCTGGTAGTCCCCCCGGGTTTTGTCTTTGCCCATCGCCGGGTCGAGTGCCATCGCTGACGCCTCGAACGTATCCGGCCAGTCTTCAGCCCATAGCCCCTCGAAGTATTCAGCCGGCCACGAGGATTCGCCGAACTGGCCTGGACGCTGCTGGTACATCGCGCCCCACCAGTAATCGGTCTTGTCCTTCCGTGTTTGCTCCAGGACGCTCAAGGGCCACCTCTCAGGCCATAGGGCCTCGCCGGGCTGGCGGCCCATTTGGTCGTTCTGTTCGGCTATGGCGGGTAGGCTCAGTACCGTCCAGCGTCCACCCTCCTCGACGCGGCCCTCGTGTTTCAGTAGTCGGCCGGCTAGGTCGTCATCGTGCCATCGGGTATTCATTAGGGCCACACGGCCGTGGGGCTCCAGCCGCGTTGACGCTGTCGATTGCCACCAATTCCACACCTTCTCGCGATAGACCGGGCTGATAGCCTGTTCGTCGTTCTTCACCGGATCGTCAATGATGAATAGGTCTGCACCAGAGCCGGTTATCGGCCCACCGACGCCTGCCGCTTTGAGTCCGCCACGATGCCCTGCGATCTGCCATTCCTCCTTGGACCGCATATCCTTCGATACCTCTATACCAAAGTGCTTAGGCCCAAACTCTATCAGCAGATCCCGAGCGGCTGCGCTGAATCCAGAGGCGAGGCTATGCGTGTGGCTGGTCATAATCACTTTAGCGTCAGGATGCGTTCCGATGTACCATGCTGGGTAGTGCTGCGATATCAGGTACGACTTACCGTGCCTTGGGGGCATGAACACCATAAGGCGGTCAATGCTTCCTGTTTCCGTTGGCGTGTCCGTTTCCATTTCCATTAGAGCCCGGTCGACCATTGCCAAGTGCTTTGACATTTCCCAATTTGGCGTGACCGTTGCCGCCCAGATCGCTGGCGTGAACGTCTGATTGGCACATTCGATTGCGGATGTAATCGGCATAGCCAGGGTCTTTCTGTAGCTCCTTGCGGATTGTCGCGATGTCCCGCGAGGTCTCCACCTTCGCTTCGTCCTTCGTTTCGATGTGCTGCTTGTCTTGCTGACCGAGGTACTGTTTGCCCAGCCAGATCATCATTACGATGTTGCCCTTGTTGGCCGCCTGTAGCTGCATTCTCCGAATTGACATCTTGAGGTTTTCGTGGCCTTTGCTGATTGTCGTTCGGAAACGGCTATTCAGCGTGGCCTTGCTGCAACCGACGATTGCCCCTATTTCGGCGTAGGTACAACCTATCTTGGCGAGGTTCTCTACTTGCTGTTCGTCTATCTGCTTCGGTGGTCTGCCTGTTTTAGCCATTAGGCTTGCCTCGGTTCTAGTCCCATGTCGGTCATGCGTTGCAGGATCACCGCGCAATACTTGGGCTCGATCTCAATCCCGTAGCAGATCCGGCCGAGTTGTTCGGCGGCTACCATCGTGGTGCCGGAGCCGAGGAAGGGGTCAGCGCATACCTCTCTGGGCTTCGTATTGACCTTTAACGGTCGAGCATACGCCTCGACAGGCTTCTGCGTCGGGTGTGGAGCGTCGCCCTCACGTCCCATCTCCCACACGGTTGTCTGCGACCGATCACCGTACCACGGGCACCTATGTCCCTTCCGCCACCCGTAGAAGCAGAGCTCATGCCGCCAGTGATAATCGCCGTGGCCGAGAACCAAGGATGGCTTGACCCAGATGATTTGTCTGTGAATCAGAATGTCTGCTGCTGCTGCTGCTGCTGCAAAAAACCCCTGCGTTAACTGGGCGTGCCACAGGTACCAGGCTGCGTCATCACGCAGGGAAGGCAGCCACGCCGTAAACGTCGCCTCCAGGAATGCCTGTAGCTTCGGCCCATCGTTCTCGTCATTCTGTATCGTGTCTCCATCTCCGGTTCCCGTCTCATCATTGTAAGCCACGCCATAAGGCGGGTCGGTGGCAAACAACGACGCCTTCTCGCCGCCCATCACCAGTTCAACATCTTCTGCCTCCGTCGAATCCCCGCACAACAGCCGATGCACCCCAGCCTTGCCCTGGATCTCCCACAGTTGCCCCCGCTCCGTCTTCCATTGCTCTTGCAATTCCGCCGCCCGATCCACCTGGGCCTCGGGTGCATCCTCGCCGTCGGCCCCCGGCTCGAATAGGTCAATCCCATTCTGCCCGGCCAAGTCATCCAACATCGCCTGCAACCCCTCGTTGTCCGTCGAGATATCGTGCAGCAGCTTGCCGAGTTGATCCTTGTTTGTCTCGGCCAGGGCCGCCATCGGGTCCAGCGTAGCCAGTAGTTTGTCCGCTTCGGCATCAGTCAGGTCCACGATCAGGACCGGCACTTCCATATCCGGTGTCGTCTCGGCCCGTAGATGCCCATCGAGTAGCTCCAGCGTCCCGTCGGCAGCCTCGCGGGCTATCAGAGCGTCTGCGTAGCCGATCTCGGCCAACACGCCGCGTAGGGCATCCTGTTGACTCGATGGATGGATCCGCCAGTTCTTAGGATTGGGCCGTAGCTCGCTGGCCTTGACCCGTCGCAGTTCCTTGATTCGGTCTCTGATCTTCACCGCACCCCCCCCACTTCCCCGGCCGTCTGACCGGTTACGAACTGTTCCCCCACTGCCACGCCAGCCGTCACCGCCTGCCCGGCACGTTGCCCAGTCGGGAATATCTCTGCTTTCGGTATGCCGTACGGCCCGTCCACAGGTGGCCAACTCGGCCAGTACCGTGGGGCGAAATACCGAGGCGCGAAATACCGCCCGAAATACTGCCCATACCCCGTCGCCACAAGGGTGCCTGGGTACAGCCAGAGCAGCTGCCGACGATCGGCCGCATTATCAAGCGATCCATCCGGGAACGGCAGCACGCTGGGCACTGGCAGCCCCAGGCCGATCATTCCGAATCGTTCGTTGATTGTGTCAAATGCCATGTTTACGTATAGGTCACTGTTATGGGTTCACCGACCATCGCATTCACGCTAACCGCTTCGCCGATAGAATACACAATCGTGCTCAATTCATCGCACAACGCTCGGGCCTCCTCAATCGTCAAATCCAATTCGACTTTACCCGCCATCACATGAATCGGCTTGCACATGTCTCCCTCTCCTACGCTGGTGGCGTGAGTGTCAACGGCGCAGACCGATTCCCGGCCCGGTCCACTGTCGCGTCTATCCGCGTCGTCGTATTGCCGCCCCCCTTGATGATCACATTCTGCGTCCCCGCTCCAGACAGCAAGCCGGTACATGCCGCCAATATCAGGGCTTGTGCCTGTCTGTCGCTGATTCCGGCCTCGATTATTCGCATCGGGTCATCCTGCGAGCCGAATACGAGATCACCCGGCGATGGGGCCGCACCCGAGAAGAACACGACGTTGTATCGTAGGGGCGTCGTCAGGGCAGGCCAATCGGCCAGGTAGAGCCCCGTCAGGGTGGCATCGCTGGTTTGCTCCTCGGTCATGTCGATAAGGGCAGCAGTCCACCCGGCATCGTCTAGGCTCACGGTCGTGGCCAATGCTGAACCGCTGTCGTCCCATAATCTGCCATCTTCGGCGACGATCAGGGCCTTCAACGTCAGCCCGCTGGTTGCTTGTATTTGAATTTCGTTCGCCATGAGCGTGCCCTATTATAAATCGAACAACATATGCTTAACGACACCGCCGCGGTTGTGAACCAAGTACCGCGTGCCTGCGTTTTCCCAGATCATCGCTTCCGCGTCGTCGATCTCTTGCGCCCCAGTTCCTGCCACGGGCAAAGTGCCTCTGCTGAGTTGTCGCGGCTTGAACCGTGCCAGTCCAACGAATTCCAAGTTCCCTGACGCGTTGATTCTGACGTGGTTATCCTCGCCACCGATTTCGATCCAGTGAACTCCGAGGGCCAAGAGCGAGGCAACTATCATTTCCCCGCGAGGTCCAACGCCGAATCCAGCACCGCCGAAAATGTCGCCGACCTGGAATACAGTTTCCCGCAGGTCGAGGGCCTGCTTGCGTGTCACAATCGGCATCGACTTGTCTTGCGTGTGCTGTATGATCCGGTCTAGTGCTGCTGCGTCGTCGTCGTTGATTTGATGGAACACTATTTCGAGCCATTGGCCGGCCGTGTAGACGTCGTCAATGAGTGCCTTTATAGCCGCTTCATTCGTGGCCAAGTCGCCGGCGGTGGCCGCTGCACTATCTGCCGTCAGTAGGTGCGTATCAAGAACCGACCAATTCCGTTGTGTCAATGAAACTAGCCTGCCTCTGGCCGAACGGTAATACCGCGGAGATATACCGCGCGACAATTCACTGCTGGACGTACCTGGATAGGCGAAACTTTCAACGGTTAACCCTTGAGCCCGCAGCGTAGCTAGACTGTCTCCCATTTCTGTGATTATCGTGGCTTCATTAGCCGCCGCCAGTAGCTGCCCTGTGACTGAATGGCTGATGATCTCCCACCCAGCGTCTTCGAGTTCCGCGATTTGCGACCAGGTCAGCACGGCACCAGTGCCAACAACAGATGTTATGATGGCGGAACATGCGACTTCGCCCTGCGCAGCAAATACAGCTAGCGCCTTCGTTCTATCGGTGTCGTTTCCGTCGTCAAAGCAGAACGTGACCATCGGCGTACGCGCAACGCGGTACGGCCCCTGCGCCTTGTCAACGTTGATGTTGCCGATGTCGTCCGATGCGTCCAGAGCCGTCAGCCGCATCGACTGAGCACTGGCATCAATTTGCTCGCCCGAGTTTCGCAGTCCGGTTTCGCGCCCCATACCCATTATGTGTACTCCCCTCTGGTCGCGGTACTGCCATCATCCGATACTGTCGACGTCCCGATATCGGCTCCGTCCGCGTCGTTTCGCAATGTCTGCGTCGTTTCCGACTGCGTGATCTTGTTTCGGGCGAGCGTGTAGTTCCAATGAACCATCGTGGAAAGTGACGCCGTGGCTGCTGGTACGCTGGATGGCTCTGTGAATGTGTCCACGCTCATTACGTCGAGCACTTCCGAATTGATATTCGGTCGACTTGTCGTGCCATCAGTCACGGTTGTACCGCTGCTCGTATCAGCCAGCGACGACGATACCCCGTAGAGATTGACGGTGCTTGTAGCCGTGCCAGATATCGCGATAGGCCCTGTAATGCCGTCGAATTGCACGGTTCCTGCGTTGCTGAGCGTGAGCGTTACCGAACGTGTTATCCCGCGAATTTCGACGTTCGCTCCACCCGTCACCACAGTGGTTCCGCCGCCCACAACCACTTCGTGCGACAGCGTGATATCGGCATCTAATGTGTAGGATGCCCCGCCCTTCCAGCCTCGGTTGTTGATGCCAGTGGCCGAGCCGGTTCCCGTCATCGTAAACGTCGGCGTACCGCTTCCAGGCACCAGCGAATAGCACTCGTCGAACACGTATTCGCCAGCACTTCCAACCGTAAATGTTCCCGAGTTGTCGCCGATTCCGCACTTGGATATGAGCGACGGGGGCAGCGTTACGGCACCGATCTGGCACCCGTTGAACTTAGGACGCGATGCCCCGGTTGCTATGCCCGTCACCGATGCTCCGATAATACACGAGTTCGATATTGACTGTCCGCCAAGCGCGAGCGTCCAGTTTGAGTTGTATATCTCGTAGCCGTCCAATGCGGCAAGCAGCGTGACAGACGACCCTGATGCAACGCGCATTCTACTGATCCCGATGGCGACTGCTAGTGCAATCGCATCGGTGATATTGTCCACGGGGTTGTTAACCGTCCCGTTCTCACCCAGCGTTGTGCCCGATGCACCGTTCACCGTGTCTATCCAGATAGCGCCGTCCTGGTAGCCGATCTGTTCATCAAGTTCCCTCAGTTGCCTTCCGCCCGTGTTCGTGATGTTGTGCGTAGCGCCGGTATTGGTGTGGTCGTACCAGTCGTTTGTCACGTCGTAGTTGTTCTTGATGATGCTGGTTGTCCCGCCGTCTTGAATGTCGCCGCTACTGTTCCCGCCAAGCTCATTGCCTCTAATAAATGCGTCGACCGAATCCGAACCGATATCAATCCCCCAGCCAGTCGCACCGTGTATGATATTGCCTGTGATCACGGTGTTGAGTATTGTGCCGTTTTGGATCAATATGGCCGTCCCGGCAGTGTCAGCAAATTCGTTGTCGAAGATGACGTTATTGCTAGCCGTGCCTGCTGTACCGGATATGTGAACGCCCTGGCCGGTCCCTCCAACACCCGTGCCTAGGAAGTGGTTATCGTGGATGCGCATATTCCCGCCGCGATTGGCGTGGATGCCATCGCCTTGCGTATCCATAAACCAGCAATGATGGATTCGATGGTAATCCGCGTCGGTGACGTTCACGCCGTCACCCGCCCCAGTCGCCGCCGTGCCTATTTGCACGCCGCTGATTTCGGCACCA